TCAGGATCTAGTAGTGGCACTAGAAAGAGCAAATAAGCAAAGAAACAATTTCCTATAATATGGCGAATGGGGGACTAATTTATAACCTGAATTTTCAGGATGTACATCCATCTGGAGGCACTGGATCTGGTACTAATTATGGTATCAGGAGACACAGACTGTCAATTTATAAGCTAAATCATACGCCTACTATCACCTATGATGATAATAACATAATAGGTACAGATGAGCCAGCTGTGCTGATCTGGGATAATACAGATGACATCTATAATAATATCATGGCATCCAGACTAGAGATCAATCTGATCGATGATGGTAGCGCTAATGTGGTGGATGTAGATGACATACTATCAGCTAACTCTAATAATGTATTTGAGGCTGAGCTTTTTGTGCAGAATGGCATGGAGTATGTAGAGGGTGAGCTCGTACCTAAAATGGATGTCTACTGGAGAGGATTTTTGTCCAATGCAGAATACAAAGAAAACATATCCAGCACTCCTCAGAAGTATCAGCTCATAGCTACAGATCTGCTGACCAGTTTAAAAAACATCAGCACTGTAGATGGTACTGCTATTGTATCTCCAAAAGCTACTAGCATAGCATATCTAGCTAATATCTTAGGATTTTTACCTTATGGGATGGGATTTAAAGTAAATCAGCCTATTGAGATCTTAGACTATAGATTTGGATTTACGCCTACTGGAGACTGGGAGTACCTACATAAGATCCAGCATGCATTTACTTATACTGGTGGCTTTGATCTGATCGCTGATAATGCTTATGACTATCTGGTCAATACCTTAAAGGCGTTTAATGCTCGACTGTTTTATGCTGATGGTAAATGGTACATGATCCCCAATGCACTGTACACTCATAAAGCTACAGATGATGCTATCGAGGCTGGTACACTGACATCAGGATATAGTAATCATGAGCATTTAAATATAGAGTCTACTGGAGAGTCTGAGGTGGTATTTGAGGAGTACACATCTCAGGGAGTTTATGATAGCAGCCAGACAGTAAACATCTTAAAGATCGTACCAGATCAATTTAAGGCGTTAAAGAATGATCTCACTGTCAGATATGAAACGCCAGTAGATCGAGTGAGTGTAAATGTCAAGGTGAATAAATACACTCCTACATTTAGAGATCTGGGTGAGCTAGAGATCTTTGCAAATAATCTAAATAATGATCCATCCTTTGAGCTTAAAATCAATGGGGTGCTTTTTAATAATACCTACTACAGCGATTATATCAATACATCTGCTAGGTATACTGACTACATCAATCAGTCCAGAGTACTGTCTGGAAATTACTCGATCAAGACTCAGTCATGGATCACTACTGGAACTCCTACATTTTCTACTGATAAGATCTATGACTCTGGCTTTGCTGGAGACATGCAATACTATCTGGTAGATAATAGCTATCTGAGCATTAATTTCTATCATAAATCTGATGGCGTTTCTGACACTTCTGATATCACTATCTGGTATGCGCTTATGCGAGAGTATGATCAGGGTGGTGGAGTATTTAAACAGTACTGGTCAGGATCTGCATGGGTGACTTATACTAATGAGTCTAGTGTGGTAGTACACTCTGATACCTTTACTGGATCAGAAAACAATCAATGGCAAACGCTGACTAAAACAATAACAGCTCCAGCTGATACCTCTGGATCTGCACAGCTTAAAAAGCAGCGCTATAGAATTATCATCTATAAACCAAAGATCACTAATGCACAGGCTAATAGTGTATTTTTCATTGACAGAGTAGTGCTGGATCGATATGCTACACAAGGTCAAACTGATGTAGATCGCAATACAGTGCACAGTGTCATAGGAACAAATAGAAAACAGTCTACAAAATCAATAGAGTTTTTTGCTCCTTTTTATACCTCTGTATTTGGATTTATGGGTATACAGCATAGAACGCCTAGAATATTTGACACATCTGGGACTGGACTAGAGTATCACTCGATCAATAATATCCATGCACAGTCTATCCTAAATGACAATAGAACGCATTTAAAGAGATACTCTCTGAGCTGTAAGATGTTAGATGGTGTAACAGATCTGATCTATCCATATCATAAGATCTGGATCAATTTTAATAACTATCAGACTCTGGTAGGAGGTATGATCGACAGACTAAAATACAGCGCTAAATCTGGCGTATATGATATCGAGTTTCATTTGCCTAATCAGGCTGATAATGTAAATATGAAAGTGGTCAAAGAGGGTGACTTTGATCTACTACCTTAGATAATACTTTGCTTTCCCTTGTTTGCTACCTCTCTCTGACTAGAAATTTTCTGGCTGGGGAGAGGTTTTTTTACTTGTAAAATCGTGATATTTTAGTTAGTTTTACAAAAAATGTAAAAAATGACAGAATTTGAATTTAGGTTTGTCAATGAGTGCAAGCGCTTAAACCTGAAAAGATCAGAAGTGGCTGAGGCTCTAGGAGTCACTGTCCAAACATTAAAGAGAAAGCTAGAAAATCCAGATCGTATGACTCTGGGTGATCTAAAAGTTTTCGATGAGTTAGGCTTTAATTTAAACCAGATAGCACTATGAAAAAAATCCAGATTAAGGGTAAAGACTACATCACAGTGAATGAGCGTTTGATTCATTTTCGAACTGATGCAGCTTTTAAAAATTGGACTATTGAGGAGACTCTAGTCAAAGTAGACAATGATGAGGGGATCTTTAAGATCTCGATCAAAAATCCAGAGGGTACAGTGATGGCCTCTGCTCATGCTCATGAGAAGCGAGACAGCTCTCATATTAATCAGACAAGTTTTTTAGAGAATGGATTTACCTCTGCACTAGGGCGAGCTTTAGGCTACTTAGGCATAGGGATCGATACCTCTATAGCAAGCGCTGAGGAGGTAGCTAATGCGATCCATCAGCAGCAAAATGATCAATGGCTTACTGAGGCACAGCTCCAGAAAGTCCTAAAAGGAACTAAAGAACAGGCTCAAAAGGTGCTGAGCATGTATAAAATGAAGCGCCAATATCGTGAAGTAATCACATCTAAATTTAATTTTTAACTCATGCAACAAGAGAAAATTTTTCCAGAGGGAGTATCAGTAGATGTACCTCAAAATGGCCCAGACTTTGTAATCGCAAAAATGGGATTTAACGCTGAGCTGTTTACAGCTTTTTTAGCTAAGCACAAAAACTACAGAGGGTGGATCAATGTAGACATCCTAAGAGGCAAATCTGGCAAGCCTTATGCTGTGCTTAACACATGGAAGCCAGACAATGCTCAGACACAGGATAGTCCATATCCTAAAGCAGCTCCTCTATCTACAGCTGAGGTAGCTAGTGACAATACTCTAGATACTGACGATTTACCTTTCTAGATTATGATAGCCAAAAAAGACTCAAACAGTGAATATCACAGCCATCCAGCTGTGAGCTCCAGTACTTTTAAAGAGATCTATTTAAAGAGTGTTTATCACGCTGTAAATAAGTCATGGAAAGCTACTGATGCTATGAATTTAGGCACAGCAGTGCACACGATGATTCTAGAGCCAGAGGAGTTTAATGACCAGATCTATGTGTTACCTAAGATCGACAGGCGTACTAAAGCTGGGAAAGAGGAGTACCAGAGATGTCTATTTAAGTCACAAGGTAAGGTCATGATCACTCCAGATCAAATGGACATAGTTAAAGCAGTCACTCATAATGCACTAGGCGATGATAAGGTGATGGATCTATTAAAGGGTGAGAGAGAGATCTCTTTCTACTCTGAGATCGATGGCGTACCTATTAAAGCCAGACCAGATGTATACAATGAGAGTAATGGTATGATCGCAGATGTTAAGACCTGTCAGAATAATGAGCCTAGAGCTTTTAGATCTGAAATCAAGAAAAGAGCTTATCATTTGCAAGCTGTATTCTACTGTAGAGTGCTGAATATTAATCCTTTAAACTGGCGATTTATTGCACTCGAAACAAATACTCCTTATACTTGTCAAGTATATGCGCTATCAAATGAGCATATAGAGGAGGGTGAAAAGGCGTTTGATCGTGTCTTTAATGACTGGAAGTTTTATCTAGATACTGGTATCGCAGCTGGCTATAATGGCTATGATACCACAGCAGATGGAGCTATAATTTTATAAGTGTATGTCTGGAGGTTTCCAAAAGTATTTAAGCAAAGAGGATCAGCTGCAAAATGCAGTAATGACCTACATCAAAGTGCAGCATCCTCAAGTACTCGCAATTCATGTACCAAATGAGGGAAAGCGATCATCATTTGAGCGATTCAAGTTTAAGTACTTAGGAGGCCTCTCTGGCGTACCAGATATACTAATATTCAACTCAAACCAAAAATATCATGGCTTAGCCATCGAGCTCAAAGTAGGGTATAATAAGCCAACTGCAAATCAGAAGCAGTTTTTGCAAGACCTTACTGATCTAGGATGGTGTGCTGTGTGGATTAACTCATTTGATAAAGCACAAGACCTAATCGATAATTATCTAAACAATGAGCTATAGCAAATACACAAAAGTCTACTACAGCGAGATCGATGACAAAGTATGGCGCACTAATTCTACTATGGATGATAATCCAAAATTTGTCTACTATGGTAAAATGACTCGTGTCGAATTTGATCTATTAGTAGAGTGCCTGTTTACGATCTTTGGAGAGGATAAGATCCCAGCTAAAGATTTTAAAAAGGTATTCGATGAGATCAGTGAATTTTGTCAGGAGATTAAGTCCATGATCGAATAACTCAAATACATGGATAGAAACTACTGGGCTTTCATACCAGCTGATGTTAGGTATGATGATCGCCTGTCCCCTAATGCTAAATTATTCTATGCTGAGATCACAGCTCTGACCAATCAGGAGGGATTTTGCTGGGCCTCTAATGATTATTTTGCTAATATCTATAAGGTAAGTCCAAAGACGATCTCAAGATGGATCACAGAGCTTAAAAACGCCTCACACATCAAGGTAGAGTACAAATATGATGATAAGCGTGTTTCTGGTAGATTTATTACTGTAAAAGGGGTAGACAAAAATGTCCATAGGGGTGGACAAAAATGTCTAGGGGGGGTAGACAAAAATGTCCCAGTATATAATACTAGTAGTACTACTAATAATAAAGAAGAATATATAGTGCCTGAAAAACTGAAAGAAGCCTACAGGCACATTTTACCTCTTTTTCCAGAGAGGTATAAACCAAAAGACAAAAAGACACATCTGATCTGGGTAAAGGAATTAGAGAAGCTAGATAAAAATTATGGCTACTCACCTCGTCATGTGTATGTGATTTTATCTAAGGCATTTAAAGATCCTTTTTGGTCTAAGAACTTAAGATCACTTAGAAAGCTCACACAGCTCAATAAAGAGGGGATCAGATTTATAGACATATTCGCAGAGACTTTAGCTCCAGATATCGACAAATATGAGTTTAGATCCAAAGATTAAGGCGAAAAAGGATCAGGATCTGATCATAGGTAAGGCGTATGAGAAACGCTTTGCTCAGAAACTAGGAGGCGAGATCATCTGGGCAACTAAGGAACAGGATATCTATGAGCACTGGGATCTGGAGCATGAGGGGATTAAATATGATGTTAAAGGCCCTAAAGGAGATTACAACTGGATCGAGTTTCAGAATGTGCTAGGAAATAAAGGCTGGATCTATGGCAAGGCTGATGCTATTGCTTTCTATATTTATGATCTCTGGGTGATCGTAGATCGCTTAGATCTGCTCGAATGGTGTCGCATTAAGATCCCAAACATACCAGCAGTACATGAGGTGTCTCTATACACGCCTCGTAGACGAAATAAACGAAAAGACATCGCTGTGATGGTGAAGCACAGTGACCTAATTAACCTAAGTAAAAGAATATTAACATGACTGAATTATTTACAGAGCTGGGCATTGATATTAAGTCTAATGCTATCGAACAAAAAACCACATGCCCTAAATGCTCTCACACTCGAAAAAACAAAAAAGACAAATGCCTGTCAGTTAATCTAGATAAAGGCGTATACAACTGTCACAACTGTGGCTGGTCTGGTAATGTCAAGCTAAAGCCTAAAGAGGAGTATATCATCCCAGATGCTCATGGTGTAGAGTTATCAGAGCGTACTCTAGCCTATTTTAAAAAGAGAGGGATCTCTGAGGCTACTGTAGCTAATTGGGGGATCACTGAGTCAGTAGAGTGGTTTCCACAGGTAGAGAAAAAGAGAAAGGCGATCAATTTCAACTACTACAGAGATGGTCAGCTGGTCAATGTCAAATACAGGGATGCAGAGAAAAACTTTAAAATGGTCTCTGGAGCTGAGCTGATATTTTATGGGATCGATAATATCAAAGACTCAAAGTACTGCTACATCGTAGAGGGAGAGATGGATGCACTGTCGCTACATGAGGCTGGGATCTACTCAGTGGTGTCTGTACCTAATGGCGCATCTAAAGGAAATCAAAATCTAAAGTATCTGGATAACTGCTGGAGGTACTTTGCTGATATGGATGAGGTGATCTTATTCACTGATAATGATGAGGCTGGCATGTCTCTCAGAAATGAGCTCGCTAGGCGTTTAGGTAGACATCGATGCAAATATGTCGAAATAAGCGATTTTAAGGATGCTAATGATCTTTTAGGTAGTCAAGGCCCAGAAGCTCTGAGAAAGTGTCTTAAAGAGGCTAAAAACTTTCCTATCGAGGGTGTATTAAATATAAATGATATCTGGTCTAGCGTACTTAACTATTCTGAGCATGGGATCAAAAACTACTCACTAGGTTTAGCAGAGAGTGATGACTTCTTTAAAATAGCTCTGGGAGAGTGGACAGTAGTAACAGGCATACCTAACTCTGGTAAGTCAGATGTAATCGATCAGATCGCAGTCAATATGGCTACAATGCATGATTTTAAAACTGCTTTTTTTGCTCCTGAGTCATTTCCTTTTGAGGGACATATAAAGCGTATCGCTAATAAGCTCAATGAGACAGACTGTAGTGTAGATCATCTGAACAGATCTAAAGCCTTTATAGAGGATCATTTTCATTTTGTTAAAATAGATCTAGAGAACCTAACACTCAAGGCGATCCTAAATAAGTTTAGAGAGCTCGTACTCCAGAAAGGAATTAATATCTGTGTGATCGATCCATATAACATGCTAGATCACTCAGCACAGCGAGATCTAAACTATGTGTCTAAGATCCTATCAGAGATCACTCAGTTTGTACAGCAGACTAATACTCACCTTTTTCTAATAGCTCATCCTAGAAAGATGGAGCTCAACACTCAGAATGAGTTTAAAGTACCTACTCCATACGACATATCTGGATCATCTGACTTCTTTAATAAATCCTATGGATGTCTGACTGTCTACAGAGAGCTAGGTCATAAAACCAAATATGGATCTGATGCAGTTACTGTCCATGTCCAGAAAGTAAAGCGTAAAGAGAATGGCAAACAGGGAAAATTTGCTATAGCTCCAGATTTTAATCATGGTGGCGCATATAAACATATCGATGGATCTAAAGGCTTTACAGTAGTAACAGATTTACCTTTTTAATATGAAAGCTCCTAAAAGAAGAAAGATGCCCAGAGTGACAGAGAAACACTATGAGGCTATGGCGTGGTGTTTTAATAATGGCATCCACATCCTAGAGTTTCCTACAGATCCAATACCAAAGTCTGATGTCACATTAAAGCTCAGAGTAAATGGTAGGATCATCAGAGAGGGTGATGAGGTCATCGCATGGGCAGATGCTCCTCAAAAGATCTGGGACTATTATTTACACATATATGAAAGGAATGTAGATATTTAGTATATTTGTAAAAAAGCTAAGCATGGAAATTCAACTACAAGGCAGACAACTATTAACCTACTGGTATAACACTGGACAGATCAGTCTAGATAGCTGGACTAGAGTAATGAACAGGCTACTATTCTATAAGTCATCAGAGTATAGACTAGAGCTAAAAGATGGTCAAATAATTATCTATTTCAGCAATAATTAGTATATTTGAATAATTCATCGTTTTTTTTCATAATTCATTTGAGTTAAAGTTATTTTGGTTAATCGTTAGAGGGCAGCTTAGGCTGCTCTTTTTCGTTTTAATACCTTTGTACTATGAAACAGATGGAACAGACTAAAAAAGATGTACTAAAAGCTCTGGAGAGATCTCTGGGGGTAGTTTCAACTGCATGCAAGAAAGCAAACATAGGGCGTACTACTTTCTATCGATGGATTCAAGATGATCCAGAATTTAAAGCTGCTGTAGACGATATATCAGAGATGGCTGTAGACACTGTAGAGTCTAAGCTATTTGATCTGATCACAAAGCAAGAGAATGTCACAGCTACAATATTCTACCTAAAGACTAAAGGGAAGTCTAGAGGGTATGTAGAGAAGCAAGAGATAGATCTAGGTGGAGGCGTTACCTCAACTCTAGTAGAATGGAAACCAGCAGAAAACGAGTAGAGCAGCTTTGTAATAGGCAGTTTTACGATCTTATTAAATCAGATGCTAGGATCAGAGTCCATCAGGGTGGTACTCGATCTGGCAAAACTTATGCGATCATACAGTACCTATGCTATGTGCTATCGACAGCTACAGAGCCTCTGGTGATCTCCATAGTCAGAAAGACACTCCCATCTCTTAAAGGATCAGTACTCAGAGACTTTCTAAAGATCACTCAGGAGATAGGGATCTATCAGCTGGGGACTTATAACAAATCCAGTCAGGAGTTTTACTATAATGGCCATGTGGTAGAGTTTACCTCTATCGATGATCCAGCCAAGATCAGAGGTAGAAAAAGAAACATCGCTTTTCTTAATGAGGCAAATGAATTTCATTTAGAGGACTTTCGCCAGATCAATATGCGTACCACAGACTATGTGATCATAGACTTCAATCCATCAGAGCCTGTACACTGGTTATACAGTGAGGTGATCGAGCGTGATGACTGTGACACATGGATCACTACCTACAATGACAATAAGTTTCTATCTAAAGAGCTGGTCTTTGAGATCGAGAGAATGAAAGAGAGAGATCCAGACTACTGGCGAGTGTATGGTGAGGGACAGAGAGCTGTATTTAGCCAGCGACAGATCTTTGGTAACTGGACATTTATCCCAGAGGCTGAGTTTCCAGAGTTTGATGATCCAGTGATAGGACTTGACTTTGGGTACAGTATAGATCCATCAGCTGCTGTCCTAGTACAAAAGCATGGCGATAAGCTCTACATAAAGGAGCTGCTCTATAAGAAAGGCCTGACGAATTATGATCTCCAGAAGTTTTTTAGTGATCAGGGACTGGATCAGGTGCTGATCTTTGCAGATAGCGCTGAGCCTAAATCTATCGAGGAGCTTAAGCAGTTAGGCTGCTGGATCAAGCCAGCTACAAAAGGTACTGGATCTATTAATGCTGGGATCTCACTGCTAAAGGAGTTTGATGTAGTAGTCTCAAAGGAAAGCACTAATTTGTACACAGAATACCTCAACTATTACTGGACAGAGCTTAAGGATGGAACGATAGTAAATAAGCCAGTAGACAAGTTTAATCACTTGATGGATGCTCTCAGGTACGCCACATACAGTCAGTACTCTAAGCGCATCGACTTCTTTGTAATTTAAATAGTACTTTTGTATGTAAATAATTATTTTGTATGGCCTCAATATTGGATAGACTAAAAGGTCTAGTCTCTAAAAATAATCAGTCTACTCACGAGAATTTTAACAGGGCGATCTATAACTATCTAGGTGACACACTCGTGTGGAATCCAGAGAATGACGATACCTACATCAATAAAGGCTATCGCTATAATGCTACTGTATACTCGATCATTAACCTGATCACTAAGTCAGCAGCGACTATCCCTTTTTCTGTCTATGAAGTAAAGTCTGAGAATGAGCTTAAGAGGTATAAGGCCATGACCTCTGGGACTTATAATGACACTGTATTACACAAGTCAGGTCTAATGAGAAAGTCTGCTCTGGTAGAGCTAGATGATACAGAGCTGCATGAATTACTAAACAGACCTAATCCAGCACAGTCTTATAATAGCTGGATTCAGGAGGTGATCGCCTTTGGTAAATTAACTGGTAACAGATATGTCTATGGTATTGGCCCAGATACTGGAGCTAACAAAGACAAGTATAATGAGCTATATGTTTTGCCATCACAGAATATCGAGATCCATAGTGGTGGGATCATGCAGCCAGTGAAAGAGTACACGCTTAGCTATAATGGCACATATCGCATACCAGCTGAGTGTATCATGCACATCAAAGACTTTAATCCTTACTATGATGGTACAGGATCTCACTTATATGGTATGTCTCCTTTAAAGGCTGGTCTAAGAGTACTACAGACTAATAATGAAGCTGTGGTCACTGGAATGAAATATCTCCAGAATCAGAGCGCCAGAGGGATCTTAATGTCTGAGGAGGGTGATATCAATGAGATGCAAGCTAAGCAGCTCAAACAGAAATTCAAGGAGCAGTACCAGAATGAGAACGCTAGAGGAGATGTAATGATCACTCCTAAAAAACTAAGCTGGATCAACTTTGGTCTATCTGCTGCTGATCTATCACTGATCGAACAGTATAACGCCTCAGTCAAGGATCTAGCTAACATCTATCAAGTACCAGTACAGTTACTTAATAACACAGACAGCTCTAGCTACAATAACATGAAAGAGGCTAAGAAAGCACTCTATCAAAATGCGATCATCCCTGAGCTGGTTAAAATCAGAGAGGAACTAAACAGATGGCTCACTCCTAAGTATGGCGAGAAGTTATATATAGACTTTGATTTCTCTGTGATCCCAGAGCTCCAAGAGGAGATGGATAAGGTAGTAGGTCAGATGTCTCAGGCGTGGTGGCTAACTCCTAACGAGAAGCGTGAGGCTATGTCTTATGGTATGGATGATGATACAGCTTTAATGAATGACTACTATGTGCCATCGTCATTAATCCCTTTAGCTAATGAGCCAGATCTATCTGATGAGATCCTACTCGCTGGATCTAAAAGACCAGAGCCAGTAGAAGCTCCAGAGCCAGAAGATGATCCAGATGATGAGGTAACAAAAGCACAGTCCTATTCAGACTATCCTCAAGGCGCTACTAATAACGCCAGACGAATGTTAGAGTGGAGAGAGAAGTATGGTAGAGATGTAGTACAGGGTGGCACTAGAGTAGGCTGGGAAAGAGCTAATCAGTTAGCTAATCGTGAGGCGCTATCTCTGGACACAGTGAAACGCATCCACAGCTTTCTATCTAGACATTCAGATAACGCAGCTATTGATCCAGAATATCGAGACGAGCCATACAGAGATAAAGGCTATGTAGCTTACAATCTATGGGGTGGTAAAGCTATGGTAGCATGGGCTAAGAAGATAGCTGAAAATGACTAATCTATGCCTCTACCTCAGCCAAAACCTAACGAGCTCAGAGAGGACTTTGTAGATCGCTGTGTAGCTAATATCGATATGATACTGGAGTTTCCAGAAGCTGATCAGCGTATGGCTATCTGTTACAATCTATATGAGGCTAGCAGAAAGGCACAAGCTACAGCAGCTCCTAAGATCAATAAAGCAGAATACATCAGAGAGGCTAATCGCCAGCTCAAGCTAGCAGAGACAGAGCAGTACCTTAAATTCTACAATTACTTCAAGCGTGAATACTTCAAAGGCGCTGATCGTTTTTTACAAACCAGATCACTACCAGAGACTGTAGATCTATTTAAAGAGTCTGATATAGCTAAGCTGTATGAGGATCTGTATGTAGAGGTAGGTCTTAGGTTTCTAAGATGGTATCAAAAGAATTTTCAGAAGTTTACTCAGAAAGACATGGATGAGCCTATCTATGTGGATCGCTTTGCTAGACGAGCTAAAAAAGTAGCTGGAGACAAGGTGACTCTGGTATCAGGAGCTAGAAAGAAAGAGCTCCAGAAGTTTCTAAAGCAGCAGATGAGTAATCCAGAGTTTATGGCTATGAATGAGCGCCAAGCTCAGAGAGTGCTCAGATCTAAATTCAATGGCTACTCAAAGTCACAAGCTGAGAGACTGATAAGGACAGAATCTAATGGCGCTGGTAATTACGCCAGTCAGGAGGCAGCTCGTGAGATGTTTGATGGTACTGTGTACAAAGAATGGATCACTGCTAAGGATGCCAGAGTGAGAGATGCTCACGCTGCTATGGAGGGAGTAGATGGTCAGGTGGTTAAGATCGATGAGCAATTCTGGGTAGGTGGTGAGTATCTGGATCATCCTAGTGATCTGGCTAATTCTGGTAAACCAGAGAATGTGATCAACTGTAGATGTCAAGCTGTATACTATCCAGAGGACACACTGGTAGATCTAGACAGTATGGTGTCTCAAGGTACTGCACTGGCAGCAGAAGCTGTAGCAGCTAAAGGCCCTAAAGTATATGATACTACTAATCGAAAAGAGATAGAGAAAGCATTTAAAGATGATTTAGGCATAGATGCTGATCTGACTGGTATGGATCCTAAGATCGCTCAGCAATACATTAACACAATATCTCAAATCAAATCTGACTTTCCAGAGTTACAGGTGGATAATGTACTAAGTCAAAAAGCATATAAGCAAAGGATCAAAGCAGCAATAAGAGTAGAGGTGGACAAATACTTTGATGGTAATGAGTCTCTGGTTACAAGGATCTATAATCACTATTTGAAACATCAGGATCTTTATGGAGATGAGGGAAAGAAAGTGCAAGCCTTTGCTCAGAAATCTACTGTTTATCGCTTACAGGTAGGTAGTAGAACTTTAGAAATAGATATATCTAGAACTAAAGGAATCACTCACTGGAGCGCTAGAAACTATGATCAAATAGAGCTATCAAACTTTAGACAATATGATATAGGCTTTTATGCTGGAGTAGATGAGGGTGCAGATTATGTCATTAAGCATGAGCTAGGACATATTTTAGATTATTCACTAGGTGATTTTGCCTATAAAAAAGAATTTGAGGCATTGATCAGTAAATACAACTTTATCGATTCATGGAATTATACTGCTCTAGAGGCTGATCTATCAGGCTATGCTGCTTATTATGGAAAGAACTTTAAAGATTTTAGAACTATGAAACGAGAAATAATAGCAGAGGCTATCGCTGAGGTATACTCAATGGGCGAACAGGCTAGACCTTTAGCCAGATCTATTTATGAGGCTATGAAGAACTATAAGAAGTCTGCTGATTTACCTATAATAGACAAGACAGAGCCAATGAGTATATTTATAGCTCCCCCAACTTTACACGATCCAAGTGATTATTTTTAATTATCTATTTTTGTAACATGAATACAATTCTATATAAGAGTACACAGTTAGGCGAGCTCATCGATGCAGATGAGAAGTATGGAATGGTCAAAGGATATGGATCTGTCTTTGGAAACATGGACTCAGATGGAGACATCATCACCAGAGGCGCATACAAAAAGACTATCGCTGAAAATGGCAGCAGAGTTAAGTATCTGTATCAGCATGATATGGACAAGCCTTTAGGTAAGATGGTTAATCTTTATGAGGATGAGAAAGGTCTCGTATTTGAGGCTCAGATCCCTAAGACCAGACTAGGAATGGATGTGCTAGAGCTCATGAAAGCTGGAGTAATTACTGAGAACAGCGTAGGGATCTTACCAATCCAGAAAGAGTGGAAAGGTGACTACAGAGAACTGTCAGAAGTTAAGCTCTTTGAAGTGAGCGCTGTTACCTTAGCAGCTAATGATCAGGCGATGATCATGGATGTTAAAGGAAACCAGAAAGAGCAAGTAGCTGAGCGATATGATCGTCTAGCTAAGCTATTAAGAAAAGGAGATATCTCAGACGAGATGGGTTATGCCATCGAAGCTGAAATCTATAAGTTGAAGTCTTTATTCATGCAAGTATCTACTCAGCCAACTGACATAGAGGTTACTGAGCCAGAAGTAGTGAAGCCAGACTCTAGCGAGATCTACAAACATATTTTACAATCTTTAAAAACACACTAATCGTGGAAAATTTAAACGAAATTAAAAGCCAGATCTCTGAGGTGTTAGATGCTAAAATTGAAAAAGCATTTAACCAAGCTCAAGAGAACGCTAAAGGACAGGTAGACTCTGTACTTAAAGGCGAAATCAAAAATCTTACTGAGCAAGTAGTAGGAATGAATGAAAGACTAGACAGTGCTGAGGTAGCTGCTAAAAAAGCTGCTGCTGGAGCTGAGCCTAAGTCTTTTAAAGGATCTTTACTAAAAGCACTTAAAGATGGTGCTGTAGAGGGACTAGTTAAAGGTGACTCAAACGCTGCTCGTTTTGAGATCAAAGCTGGAGACATGACAATGGCTAACTCTTACACTGGAGTAGTAGCTGCTGAGCAAGTGATCTCTGATATCAAATTTGATCCATCACGCAGAGTACACATTCGCCAGTTAATCCCTAATGGATCTACTGATGCTCAAACTATTCGCTATCCAAAAGAGTCTGCATACGATGATGGCGCTGCTGCTGCTGCTCAAGGTGCAACTTTAGGACAGTCTGATTTTGACATCGCTGCTAGCTCTGTAAACATGGAGAAGATAGGTACATTTATGAGAATCACTGAGGAGATGCTAAATGATACTCCACAGCTATTATCATACCTATCAGCTCGTGTACCAGAGAAGATCTTATCTCTAGAGGACTCTCAGATCTTAAATGGCGATGGTACTTCACCTAACCTAGATGGTTTATTCACTGATGGATCAGCTTTCGCTGCTGGTGGATTTGCTAACGCTATCGAGTCTGCTAACGAGTATGATGTACTAGTAGTAGCTCTAAACCAGTTAGCTCTATCTAACTATGGTGCTGATACTATCTTAGTTAATCCTACAGATCTACACAAGATCGCTTTACTTAAGTCTACTGCTAATGAGTACCTAAGACAGCAAATCTATTCAGGTCTACAGCCTAATATCATGGGTGTTAATGTAACTGCTAGCACTGCTGTATCTGCTGGATCTTTCTTAGTAGGTAACTTAGCTGTAGCTACTCAGCTTTGGATTCGTGAGAATCTAGCTGTAGAGTTTTCTCGTGAGGATTCTACTAACTTTAGAGATGGATTTGTAACTGTGAAAGCTAGCGAGCGTGTAGCACTTACTAACTATCTACCTAATGCTATTGTACAGGGTACTTTCGCTGCTGCTAAAGCTGCTTTAGAGACTGCCTAATACATAATTAGCTAATACAAGAAAGAGGCCTCTGTAGGGCCTCTTTTTTATTTATAGTGGTTTGGATCAGAAATTGATCCCCAGCCTAAGACTCATGAGTCTCTTAGCGTTATAGATCTCCAGCTTATCAAACAGCTTAAGGATCTTTCTGTAAGGCTTATGATCTCGCCAGTGGTTTTCCTCAAAAGCAAAGAACTTAGTCCCAGTCAGCTCACAGATCGCACAGGCGTGTAATGCAGCTGGGCCATAATTCTGAAAGCTCTGGATAAATCGTGTACTACAGTAGAGATCAAAGGTGTCTCCAGCTTTATTGAATTTAATGACTACTCTTTCCATCTTAGTGTACAAATACTCTATAATTCATAGCCTTAGCATCCTCAATGTATCGAGCTGATAAAGTCTTAGATGCAGCTCTCTGAGTTTCGATCCAGTAAGTAGTCTCATCAGATGGACACTCCTCAATTTTCTGAGAGGCTTTAGATACCAGCCTTTCTAGCTGCTCAGTTTCTAGCTCCTCAAACATAGGTACTAACCAGAGTAGTTTTTTGACTTGTTCGCTGGTCATTTGTGGTAAATTTTGTGACATAATAGTAGGGTTAAAGTTAAAAGGCCTCTTTCGAGGCCCTAATTGATTTATATAATATCTAGTCTTTTGTTAGCGTATCTAAGCAGATCAGCATAGGTATTGACTTCTGCTCTGTAAGCCTCTCTCATTGATCTGTACTTGTTAGCCATAGCAGTGTAGAAAGTCATATCGTTACTAAATCTAACTTTTAAATTTTCTAGTTTTTTAGGATCTGTGATCTGATCCATCTTTTGTCTCCAGTTAGATGAGTGTTTTTCCAATGCATCTAGGTGAGTTTGTAGGTCTTTTGCAGTCATAATGTGATAATTTAATTAGTAATTATTTGATTAATATACTGCAATATACAAAATATTTACAAATACACAAAATATTTACAAAGTGTAAACGATAGAGATTTTTATATACCTTTGAGAAACTTCTAATTTAAATGATATGATTAACAATTATGACCAGTGGCTATCCAGAGAAACTGAGCGCCAAATGAAAGACGATGAGTACACTTGCCCAGAGTGTGACAGACCAGTAAAAAAAGATGGAGAGTACTGCTCCAGTAACTGTTTTGATGCCAGCATGCGATGAGACCAGTAGTATCTTTCATAGCACACGAGACAGACACAGTAGAGATCATGGAGGCTATAGATCTGCATGATGTAGTTTACATTGAGCATGACGATATCTTTTATGCTTTGTACGCTAAAGGCGATGATGGAGTCATAGAAAAACGCTACAGGATCGATGGACAGTACACTACTTTGAATGTCTACAGTGGTAGACTACAGTTTGCATACGCCATCTACAGGATCATGAAAGCTGCTAAATACGAGTAAGCCTCTAGACAAGTAACTGATTTTTAGTTACTTTAGAGGCATGACCTCTAACCAATTTGGCTGTCTAGGCGAATATAAGTTTGCTCTAGAGTGCATGTCCAGAGGATATGATGTATCTATGCCTCTGAGACACTCTAGTCCCTATGATCTTATAGTGGATGTAGATAGTCAGCTCTACAAAATACAGGTCAAATCTCACAGTGGATCAGACGAGGGTAATAGATCTACTGTCAAATTTCTGCTAGATGTTAAGTCTAAAAATAGAGAATACCTTGAAAGTGATGTAGATTATTTTGCACTGTACTCTGTGCATTTTGATGCTTTTTTTATTATGCACTACAGCATAGTAGGAGGTATGAGTGCTGTCAGAGTTAGTCCAGATAACAAGTATGGGATCTACATAAACGACTACAGTTTCACACAGCACACTACACTATAAGCGCTATCAGAGGAGGTGGCGCTTTTTTAGTACCTTTGTTTTAAATCTTTTGACAATGAAAGTAGAAATATTAAAACAGGTATTTAATGGCCAAAGGCTACTTAGAGAGGGCGAGATCATTACGATCCTCGACAAGACTGCGAAGCAATACATCCAGAAAGGAATCGCTAAAGAAGTTAAAGAAGCGCCTGTCAAAAAGGAGCAGAAGCCAGCTGAGACAAAAGAAAATAAAGCAGTATCAAAAAGAGTAACTAAAAAGAGCTAAGCAATGCCAGAGATGCTAATTAACTCAGTAGTAGGATCAGAGCCTTTGACTGAGACAGACTTTAAAAACTACATCAGGATCGACACTGATGCAGATGATGGTCTGCTAGAAAATATGATCGTTACAGCCAGAGAGTGGTGTGAGATGTACATCAGCTCAGACATCGTGGCTAAGTCTAGAACTTACTATCAAGAAGATGTAGAATATGGCGAGGTCATTGATCTACCTTTTGGCGATGTGAGCTCGATCAGCTCAGTTACAGCTGAGGGATCTGCTGTGGGATATACTACCAAAGGAGTAGGATCAAACAGACTGATCTTAAATAGCACTCCAGCAAAAGATGTAAAGATCACATACACTACAGCTGGATTAAATAATCAAGTGATCAAAAGCGCTCTCAAAATGTTTGTCTCTACACTGTATGATAATAGAGCATCATTTGTGACTGGTACTATCGTGACAGAGTTACCTTTAAATATCCAGAGCATACTTGATCCATACAAACAGATCTACATCTAATGCAAGCTGGAAAACTAAATAAAAGAGTTAGAGTCTATCGCCAGACTACTCAATCTGATGGGTATGGTGGTGTATCTGAGTCTGCTCTGATTTTAAATTCGACAATATGGGCGCACAAAAAGGA